ATGATTTCGTGAAGGGCGCCGACCGCGCCGCTGCGCTCAAGGCGTTGAAGGACGCGGCCGATGCTTTGCGCTAGGTCAGCGCCGGCCCTGTGTGGCGCGAAGGCACTCGGCGTAGAGGTCGAGTACCTGCTGGCGCCTATTGGCCCCGCCCGCGAATATCTGCGGGTCCGTCCGAACGATGAACTCCGTAAGTCGGTAGGCGACCGCAGGGGGGCTCCCGCTGTCAGGCGGATTTGTGATGCTGTCGGCCATATTTTGTCCTCTCGTGCTCGTTTCGGGACCAGCACGATAGCCGAAGGGGCGGCGACACACCACGCCGCCCCGGAGGGCCGGCTATGAGCCTCGCCCGCAACTCCATCCCCCTGACAGCGCTCTCTCCCAGCGCGACCGGGGGCACAGGTGCGCGGGCTTTCTACTCTGGTGATGCTGAAGAGCCCCCTGTGACGATCCGGGACGCCGCCATCAGCCAGACCAATCGTGTTAGCCTTTATCGTGGCTGGGAGCGCTCGAACGGTCTCGGCACAGTCTATGCGATTGAGCTGGGCGCCGGTGGCCCGATTAAAATCGGGTTTACCTATGAAGACGACGCGCGCGAGCGAATGCGCGAAGTCGCCCGCGGAGGTTGTCATGAGGTCTACATTGCCGCCCAATTCGCGGGCACGATCGACGATGAAGCCCGCCTTCACTTTTACTTCCGGCAACAGATTGTCGCTCCTGAAACATACTCCCCCTCGGATGAATTAAGGGACCTACTGGCGCGACCCTCGCAAGAGGTGCGCCAATTTCTACGGTCGAAGGTTCCGAACCCTCCCCACATCGCGCTGCTGGCTCGTCCAGTTAAGGATAAAGGGGCGCGGAAAAGGCCGAAATATCGTCTGAGCGAGGCTGTTCGTGAAAAAGTTCGCACGGCCAAAGAGCGAGAGGAGATGTCGGCCTTCAAAGGTGTGGCTGAGGCGGCTGGTGTAAATTCCCCCGACATTGATGCCATTGCCGAGATATCGGCTTCGACTGGCCTCCAACCGGCCGCCGCCCATTTTGTTTGGGTGCTTCAGAGATGTTCGGGACACGTAGTTCCACGATCTGTGTTGCTCCGCCTGGTCTCGTCCACTGTCCACAAAAAGATACTGGATGTTTATGCCTGCCACGCCCGTAAGGCGGGTTTCCCCATCGGGACAGTGTTCCGGGGCGGCTATTACTATGGCGAAGTGCCATTAGAGGTTGAGCATTTCCCCACCCGCCTAGTGCGCGGTGGACGCGAGTGCCCAGACCGATCCCGACGCCGCGCGACACTCCCCGTCCGTCAGCCTGACGGGACCATCAAACACATTCCACTCACAACAGCGAGGGTGCCATGAGCATTTTGAATCGCATCTGGCCGTTCAGCGCGATCGAGCGTCAGCGCCGGGCAAAGGAAATCTGGGCGCGTGAGGCTCTGGACTGGCAAGCAAAGGATGCCCGCCGCCGCGCCCAGTGCAAGCGCGCTTCTGACGCCGCCCATGCGGCCAACCGCGCTCGCAAGGCGGCCAAGACTGCCGAGCTGCAGGCATGTCGTCCCTGATCATCCACAAGGTGGCGCTGGTGATCTTCCTCGCCATTGCCGCTGCCGTTCTTCTCCCGCCCAGCGGAGGCGATCCGACGTGACGACCATAGAGACAATCAAGCGGCGCATTGCCGAGATACCAGACCTTGACCGGATTGTGCCGGGGCGGTGGGCAAAGACCTACGACTGCACCCCTGAGCAGATCACCGAATGGGTGCGGGAAGAGCGCTCTGAGCGGGTGAGGGAGGGCGTCTGACGATGTGGCAACGTAAGTGGCATCCGGCAGAGGATGCTTTGCTGCTCAGCCTGTATGACGCAGGCGAGGACTGGCGGAGCATATCGGAGCGGATCGGACGGCCGGGCGAGACGTGCAAGTCCCGTTGTTATCACCTGACTGCTTCCAAGCGGCTGCGGGAACAGGAAAGGTTCTTCCGGGAGCAGGTGAGCGCTCGCCACGCGCGGGAGGATGCGCGCCGCGCGCCCTTTGTTGAGCCTCCACGCGAGCGGCGGACCAGCACGGCCGATCCCTATGCGGCGCTCTACGCCAGGGCGCTGTCGGAGGCTGGGCTGTGAGAGCCGAGGACCACCTTCAGGCCAGCGTGTGCCGGTTCCTGTCCGCCGTTCTTCCTGAGGACGCATGGTATTGCGCGATCCCGAACGGCTTCAACAAGACCAAGGCCGCCGCTGGCATTGCCAAGGCCACGGGTCTCAAGGCCGGCGCGCCTGATCTTCTTGTGGTCCACGGCGGTCGGCCGATCTTCATCGAGCTCAAGACCGCGAAGGGGCGCCTAAGCCCGGCTCAGAAGGAGACCGCGATCGATATCGACCTGGCGGGTGGGTTGTGGTCCGTCTGCCGGTCGATCGACGACGTGTCAGGATTCCTGGCGCTCTGTGACGTTCCTCTTCGGGGGAGAGTGGCAGCGTGAGCATCATGGGCGCCATTATCGCGGCGTCGGAAGCCTTCGGGGTGTCTCCTGCGGACATTATCGGCCCGTCACGTCGCCAAGCGCACGCGGTTCCGAGATTCGCCGCCGTATGGGTCAGCCGCAAGCGTGGCTACTCGCTGCCGCAGATCGGCCACCGGCTCGGCAAGAGGGACCACACGACGATCCTGAGTGCGGAACGTCGAGCAGAGAAGCTGAGGGCTACGGACCCCTTCTTCCGGTCGGCAACCGATTGTGCGCTTGGCTCAGAGTATTTGCCCTGCTGCCCTCACTGCGGTGGGAGGCTGGGGTGAGCGCAGACCTGCTCGCACGACTGATCGCGGCCGGGACCCCGGCTGACCTGGTCGCTGAGGTGGCTCGGGAGCTTGCGCGTGCCGAGGTGGCGAACGAAGCAATTGAAGCCCGCCGCGCCAGAGACAGGGAGCGCCAAGAGCGCAGGCGTCACGTTATGTCACGTGACACCTCGGATGTCACAACAGACAAAAAGAAATCCCCCCAGACCCCCATAAGAAAAATACATAAAACCCCCTCCCCTAAAGGGGAGGCCCCCCTTTCCGAAATCGAGATGGCGATAGCCGATTGGAATGGGTTGGCTGGAGAGCTGGGTCTTTCCCAAGTTCGGAAGCTTTCCGCTGACCGCTACGCCAAGCTGAAACGACGGCTCGACGAGCATGGCTTGCCTGGCTGGCGAGAGGCTCTGGTGAAAATCAGAGGCTCGCCGTTCTGCCGGGGCGAGAACGACCGGGGCTGGACCGCCGGGATTGACTTCATGCTTTCGGAAACAAGCATTCTCAAGCTTTTAGAGGGAAATTACGATGCTAGAGGAGGATCGGTGGACCGACGATCCGGGGTCGATCGCAGGAACCCTGCCTTCGACATGTTCGACGAAACCCAGTCCGAAGTCGCCGCACTATTTGGCGATCAAGGGCTTGATAGCGGACCTTTCCCGGCGCTTCTCGCTCCCATCGAATACGACGCCTGACCAGCATCGGCAGCGGCTAGAGCTTCTGATCACAGACTGCGCCGATCTCGATCCAAGGGCGTTGAAGGCAGGGTGCGAGCGCGCGGCCCGCGAGTGCCGATTCCTGCCGACCGCCGCAGAGCTTCGGGCATTTGTGAAAGCCGATATCGACGACCGACGTTCCCGATCATCGGAATCGTGGGCAGAGCAGCGCTGCCGCCAGAATAACATCGACAACCGGGCGAAGGGCTACCCGGTCCGATCGCTTGTTCATCCGGACAGCGGTGCGTGGGAGTTCTTCCGTGTCGGTTCGCCCGGCGAGCATCGCAGGGACGATGGGGAAGGCGGGATCATCGTCCCATATTTTTCCAAGCGCGATCGTGGTTGGGTCGATCCTGCGAACCATCGCCCTGGCGACGTCCGCGCTGGCAGTCGTGCCGCGTAACAATGGCGAGCGCCCAGCCCATGACCTTGTCGACGTCCGCTATCGCAACGGCGTCGTCTCGCGCGGCATCGACCCGAAGAAGCGCCGCTGGGAGCCGTGGGACTTCGAGAGCGAGTGGGACATCGCAGAATTTCAAGTGAGCAAGGGAGAGTAACGATGGACGACCAAACGAGGATTGCCGCTCAGTATTATGGAGCCAAGTTAGGAAGCGCTACCGATCAAATAAACGCTTACGCTGCCCAGACTGAATGCCAGCAGCGCGTATTCCAGCGCCTCATCTCAGTGACGCGCACATCATTGAACAACCTCAGCGGGGTGTCGGAGATTCTCGATGAGTTCGAGGGGCGCCTTGGCATTGCCTCTGCGCTTCCTGGTCTGAACGCCCCCATCACCAGGCCATCGCCGAGCGGCGACGTCGGGGAAGCGACCGAAGTAGTCGATGCCCTTGCCGATGAGGTCCGCGCTCTTCGGTCACGCATTCAGTCGATTGCGGATCGTCTGTGACCATGTTCAGCCCGGCTGATCACCGGGCGCCCAGCCGATCGCTTACCGCACTCCTCCGACCGATAACCGTCCGCGTTGATCACGCGGCTGGGAGGGGAGGGACAAGCGAGGCGGCTGGGAAAAGGAGGGAGGGGATTCAAACTATGAACGGAACGTTCCGATTTACGAGTCCGATGGACATGCAGGCGACTGTGAGCTTCACCGCTCAGGTCAAAGACATCGTGAGCATCAGGGATGATTTAGGCAAGCTAGATAGAGAGTACCCATACCTCGCTGGCCCATCCAAGAGGTTTAAGGCTGTGCTCGACGAGCTCGTTCGGGATGCCGAGCGCGTTTACCTAGCGCAAGTCAGTGATAGCGATGAACCTGCATGACCGACATGATTGAACGGGTCGCTCGGGCGATGGCCGCCAAAGACAGTGGTCCAGAGGGCTCTGAATTGTTCGGCATCCATTGGGATGAGTTCGGGGACGGGTATGTGGAATCGGCCCGTGCTGCGATCGAAGCGATGCGCGAACCTACTGAAGAAATGGAGCGCCTCGGCACCATCACGCTCGACACATGCCTGATTGATGATCCGTGTGGTCGAGCTGCCGAGCATGTTTGGGCCGACATGATCCAAGCCGCGCTCTCTCAACAGGAGAAGAACTGAATGGGCAACGTCGTGCAGATCCATCGCCCCGAGCCCAGTGAGAGATGGGCAAGCGGTGAAGCGCGCTGCATGGACTGCGGCCATCGCTGGGTGGCTGCGGCTCCGGTCGCGACGGTCGGCATGGAATGTCCATCCTGCGCAGGCCAACGCGGCATGTGGCGGCATCCATTCGGGGCGAAGGAGGGGGATGAGGCATTCACGTGCAACATCTGCCAGACCGAGCACGTCTATGCCGTCAAGCGAGACGGCCGGGTGCATCTGATGTGCGCCGGCTGCGGTGCGGATCATTCCATGGCGATCTGGGAGGCGAATTGATGGCGCGAGGTCGTCCGCCCCTGACCCGCCAGCGTGTCCTCACCTACTGGCATAAGCATGGCCCCTGCCCAATCATGCAGATTGTGCGGGCGACCGGATCTGATCGACGCCACGTTCAACGGATCATGCGCGCGTTGGAAAAGTCACGCGAAATGAATTTTGCCGCATAGGCGGCTCTCACTTATCCGCATACCTGAACTGTCGAGCATAGGCATGGAGGCTCGGCAGTCAGGTGGCAGTTGGTCGCCCAACCAAGTTCAAAAAAGAATTCATTAAGCAGGCTGCGAAGCTTGCTGAGCTTGGCGCGACCGATCGCGAGGTCGCTGATTTCTTCGATGTCAATGAGGCCACCATCCATCGATGGAAGCTCGCCCATCCGACATTTTGCGAGTCCCTAAAAGTCGGCAAGTCGGTAGCCGACGATCGGGTCGAGCAATCTCTTTACCGCCGAGCGCTCGGCTACAGCCATGACGCGGTCAAGATAATGACGGTTGAGGGCTCGGTTCATGTCGAGCCATACATCGAGCACTACCCCCCTGATACGACGGCTGCGATCTTCTGGCTGAAGAACCGCCGCAAGAGCGAATGGCGGGATAAGCAGGACATTGAGCACAGCGGCGGCGTGACCGTGATGGTCAATAAGCCATGACCGTGGTGAACCTGCCCCATCAGTGGTCCCCGCGCGACTACCAGGATCCGATGTGGCGCTATCTGCATGATGGTGGGAAGCGCGCCATCGCGATCTGGCCGCGCCGTCACGGCAAGGATGATGTCAGCCTCCATTACACGGCGTGCGCCGCGCATGAGCGCATCGGGAGTTATTGGCATCTGCTCCCTCAGCAGAACCAGGCCCGCAAGGCGATCTGGAACGCAATCAACCCGAAGACTGGGCGCCGCCGTATTGATGACGCGTTCCCCCGCGAGACCCGCGCCCGAACGGTCGACGATGAGATGTTCATCGAGTTCAAGTGCGGTTCGACGTGGCAAGCCATCGGATCTGACAACTACGATGCTTTGGTCGGCACGCCGCCGATCGGCGTGGTGTTCTCGGAATGGGCGCTGTCTGACCCACAGGCATGGTCCCTCATTCGTCCGATCTTGCTGGAGAACGGCGGCTGGGCGGTGTTCATCACAACCCCGCGCGGTCGCAATCACGCATTCCGCATGTTCGAGATGGCGAAGGATTCCGACGACTGGTTCGCAGAGCGCCTGACCGCCCTCGATACCGGCGTCTTCACCGACGAGCAGCTTGAGCGAGAGCTCCAGGAGTTGATCTCCGAGCGTGGCGAGGATGATGGGCAAGCGATCTACGATCAGGAGTACATGACGTCCTGGTCGGCCGCGCTGCCGGGAGCCTACTACGCCCGCGTCATCGACAAGCTGGAGCGGGGCGGAGGGATTGGGCGCGTCCCGCATAACCCGGCCCGCCAGGTCCACACGGCCTGGGACATCGGCGGATCGGATCAGACTGCGATCTGGTTCGTCCAGTGGACCGGCGCTTCATGGGCTGTGATCGATTACATTGCGTCGAACGGCAAAGGGCCGGACCACTATGTCGCGGCCATCAAGGGGCAGGGCGACGACCACGCCCATCGCCGCGCCTATGTCTATGGCGAGCATCTTCTGCCGCATGACGCAGGTCATGTGCAGAAGGGGCTCCCGAACGCAGCCACCTATGCCGACACGCTTCGCCAGCTCGGGCTTGAGTATGTCAGGATCGTCCCCCGGACGATGAGCGTCGCCAACGACATCAATGAAGTCCGCAAGATCCTGCCGATATGCCTGTTTGATGCCGAACGGTGCGCCACGGGCCTTGATGCCCTGCGCTCCTACCGTCGCGAGTGGAACGAGAAGCTTCAGGCCTACAAGGATCAGCCGCTTCACGACTGGGCGTCAGACCCAGCCGACGCCTTCCGCACGTTCGCAATGGGCAAGCCCCGTGAGCGCGACCTGCACGACAACGACGATTGGCTGGATGACCACGGCGATGATGGCCGATCATCCGTGACGGGATACTGACCATGTAAGACGAGATGATCGAGGACGTGGTTGAGGGTGACGGCGAGCAGCCCGTCATCACGGTCCAGACCATCCTTGAGACTGAGAACATTCTGGAGATGCTTTCCGACGAGCAGGTGGCGGGCATCGGTCAGCAATGCCTGACGGAGTTCGAAGCCGATCTTCGTTCTCGGAGGGAGGGCGACGAGGGCGCTTGCTGGGAGGATCGCTACAAGCGCTATCTCGATGTCGCAATGCAGGTGAGAAAGGCCAAGACCTTCCCGTGGCCCAATGCCTCCAACGTCAAATTCCCGGTCCTGACAACCGCCGCCGTCCAGTTCCAGGCGCGCGCCTACCCGGCGATTGTCGATGGCGCGAACCTGGTCAAAGGCCGCGTTCTCGGGGATGACAGCGGGATTCCCGAGGTCGGCCCAGATGGCCAGCCGATCTTTCGGCCGCCGGTTGAGGAGGGTGCTCAGCCGGAGCCGGTCTGGCAAGTCCCGCCCGGTGCCAAGCGAGACCGGGCGGACCGTATCGGCGAGCATATGACATGGCAGCTCATGTTCGACATGCCCGGCTGGGAGGAGGACACCGACCGCCTGCTGTTGATGCTGCCGATCGTCGGGTCGGTCTTCCGCAAGACCTATTACGACAGCATCCAGCAGCGGAATGTCTCGCGCATGGTCAATGCGCTGGACTTCGTGATCAACTATTGGGCGACCAGCATCGACGAGGCGCCGCGGTTCACGCAGGTGCTCCGTTTCTACCCTTACGAGGTCGAAGAACGGTTCAGGTCGGGAGTGTGGCGTGTCATCCCGTTGCCCTACAGCCAGACGCCAGAGGACCAGTCGGACACCGCGCCGATCGAGTTTCTTGAGCAGCACTGCCGGATCGATCTCGACGAGGACGGTTATCCCGAGCCCTATATCGTCACCCTGACCCGCGAGGGCGGCCATGTCGTGCGGATCGTGCCGTGCTTCGATGCTGATGGCGTCACCATGAACATGACCGATCAGACGGTCATTCGGATCGAGCGCAAGAATTACTTCGTAAAATACGGCTTCATCCCCTCGCCGGATGGGGCGTTCTACGACATCGGCTTCGGCGCGCTGCTGGATGATATCACCGCATCGATCGATTCAACGCTGAACCAGCTGCTCGATGCCGGGGCATTGCAGAACGCCCAAGGCGGATTCGTGGGCGCTGGCGTGAACATGCGCTCGGGCGACCTGCGCTTTCGCCTCGGTGAGTGGAAGCGGATGGATGTCGCTGGCGGGACGCTGCGCGAGAACATTGTGCCTCTCAATATGCCGGGGCCATCTGGTGTCCTGTTCAACCTTCTCGAACTGCTGATCGCGGCGGCTGAGAAGATCACCAGTTCGGGCGATGCGCTGTCGGGCGTTAGTTCGGGCACGGAAAAGCCAACCACATTGCTGGCGCGGATCGAGCAGGCCGGAAAGGTCATGAACGCGATCTTCAAGCGCATTCATCGGTCCTTCGGGAAAGAGCTTCGCATCCTGTTCGCGCTGAACCGCGACTTCCTCGATGAGCGAGCCTTCTATGCGCTGACCGACCAGCCGGGCGAGATCGGGCGCGCGGACTACGAGGACAAGGATATCGACGTCATCCCCGTGTCCGACCCGACCATGGTCAACGACGCTCAGAAGGTGATGAAGGCTGAAGCCCTGCTCGCGTTCAACGGCGATCCGCAGACCAACCAGGAGGAAATCAGGCGCCGTTATTTCGATGGCACTGGTCAGTCCGATGTTGACGCACTGATGCGCGTTCCGCCGCCGCAGCCTGATCCGAAACTTCTGATCGAAGGTGCCCGGCAGGCGAACGAGCGCGACAAGACCGTCTCTGAGGTTCGGAAGAACGATGCGGCTGCTGCGGCGTCACTGATGAGCGCTGCTGCAACCGCAAGACAAATGGGCCTGCTGCCCGATGCCGCCACCTTGTCGGCCGCCGCTGTGCGGATCGCCGGGGAGGCCGCCGCCATGGAGGATGATGGTGGATCTGCTGATCAAGGAGGAGGAGTTGCTTCTGTGGAAGCAGCACCCGGTGACGAAGCAATTCCTGAAATATCTGGAGGATCGCCAAACGGCACTGATGGCGCTGTGGGGGAGGGGGCAAGAAATGTCTTCATCCCAGCAAGCGGAGGCGGTGACGCTGGGGACGGTCGTCCATCTCAAATCTGATGATGTCCGGGCTTTTTATGGGATCGACGATGAAGAACAGCAGCGGAATTAACCCCCTCGATCTTCGGGTGCTTGTGAAGCCCGATGATGTCGAGACCAGGACGGCTGGCGGGATCATCCTGCCTGAGAGCGCGGCCGATCAGAAGAAGCACGCCATGCAGAAGGGCACGCTTGTCGCGGTGGGCGAGAATGCATGGGAGGAGGCGGCGTCCCGCTCTCCGGCATTCCGAAAGCCGGTGACCGGCGATCGGGTTCTGATCGCCAAGTACGGCGGCGTGCGGGTCACGGGCCTCGATGGTGGCGAATACATCCTGATGAACGATGAGGACGTCATCGGGCGGCTGGAGGAGTAGACATGGATATCCAGGCAATCGAACAACCGTCTGGCGAGGATACAGAACAGGTCGATGTCGAGGCCGCTGCCCGCGCAATGGGATGGCGACCGCTCGATGAGTTCAGCGGTGATCCCAGCCGGCATGTGGACGCGCAGACGTTCTACAAGCGCGGACAGGAGGTGATGCCGATCCTGAAGGCGCAGACCAAGACCCTGCTGAAGCGTCTGGACGCGGCGGAAAAGTCTGCAAAGCAGGCTGCCGAATACTTCTCCAAGGCCGAGGAGCGCGCCTATCATCGCGCGCTGGCTGACATCCGGGCCGAGCAGGAGGCGGCAGTCGAGTCCGGCGACATCGAGGCGCACCGCAAGGCGTCCGACAAGCTCGACAAGCTCGGCAAGCTGGAGAAGCCGGGTTCGTCTGGGAGTGAGATGTCCGAAGATCAGCGGGCGGAGGATTTCGCCGATTGGGGCAAGGCCAACAAGTGGTACGCCACGAACTCCGTGATGCAGGCTTATGCTGATGCTCAGGCCCAAAAGATCATTAGGACAAGAGGCGGCGGAGTTCTGGACCGTGCTGACCTCGACGCGGTGGCGGAGCAGGTCAAGGCCAAGTTCGCTGACGACTTCCCCGATGAGTTCGGGGAGAAGCCGAGGGCCAAACCGCGCAGCGCGGTGGAAGGGGTCACGCCATCGCGCTCGCGCCCTGGCGGAAAGGGCTTCGCCGATCTGCCCGTCGAGGCCCAGCGGATGGCTGACAAGTGGATCAAGCAGGGTCTCATCAAGACCCGCGATGACTATGTGAAATCCTACCAGTGGTGAGCGATATGACCGATGATTACACGCCACGCCGTGGGCGCAGGAAGCCTGAAGATACCGCGCAAGTTGTCGACGCGCCCGAAGTAGAGGCGAAGACGGGCAATCCGACAAAGCGCCGCCGCCGAGCATCTGTTGGTGGTCACGCCCTGAAACTCTCGGCGCCGGCCAGAAAAGGCTATGTCCGCCGCTGGTTCAATGATGACGGCAACCGTATTGCGGACGCTGACGCTTTGGGTTATGACTATGTCACCGAAGCGGGAGTACAGTCATCTGACCCCGGTTCTCGCATTTCTCGCCTCGTAGGCACCAAGGCGAACGGCGAACCACTTCGGGCCTATCTCATGGAAACCCCTGACGAGCTTTATGCCGAGGGCGTTGCGGAGAAGGCAGCCCACAACCGGAAGATCGACGAAGCCATTGTCGCCGGGCGTGATTCCACGGGCCAGATGTCTCCAAGCGAAACATATGGCGAGGGTTCTATCAGGTCGGATCGCTGATCGCCTTGATCGGCGCCAGCGCCCGGCCAGAGCGCAAAAGGTGCCGACATGGCAAACGCGAACTTTCCTTTCGGGCTCCGCCCTGTCGGGACGGTGAATGGCCAGCCCTATTCCGGGTCGATCCGCCAGTACGCCGTCCCAGCGAGCGACAGCACCGCAATTTTCCTCGGTGATCCGGTCAAGCTGGTCGGAACCTCGCAGTTCATCAACGGTCAGGCATTTGCCAACGTGGCCCAGGCCGCGACGGGTGACGTGATCGTTGGCGCGGTGGTCGCGGTTCTTCCAGTGACACATGAAAGCGCGATCTACCGCGTGGCGTCGACGCAGCGCATCGTTCTTGTGGCTGACGATCCGAACGCTTTGTTCGAGGTCCAGCAGGTCGCGGGCGGCACGCCGCTGACGGCCAACGACGTGGGCCTCAACGCGAACTTTGTGGTCGCGGCGGGCTCGGCTTTCACCGGCCTCTCCGGGGTCACTCTCAACAACACGACTGAAGCGACGACCGGCACCCTCGATCTCAAGATCGTCGGCATGGTCAATCGCGCGGACAACGACCCCGGCAGCGCCGTGGGCACGGGAGCCGATGCGAGCCGCTTCCTGGTGCGGATCAACCGCCACCAGTACGTCAATCAGGTGGCGGGAGTCTGAGCCATGAGCACCATTACCACTGGCCAAATCGCCAAGCTGCTGTGGCCCGGCCTGAACGCACGCTGGGGTCTGAAGTACAACGAGCATGCGCCCCAGTGGCGTGAGCTGGTTGATGTCGAGTCCTCGGACATGGCCTATGAGGAAGATCAGGAACTGACCGGCTTCGGTCTGGCCCCGATCAAGCCTCAGGGTCAGCCGACGTCGTACGACACGGCGCAGCAGGGTGTCACCACGCGCTATACGCACATTGCGTACTCGCTCGGCTTCGTGATCACTCGCGAAGCGGTGAAGGACAATCTCTACGAGAAGATAGGCATGCAGCGTACCGGCAGCCTGGCCTTCTCGATGCGCCAGACCAAGGAAAACGTGGTCGCCAACGTCTATAATCGGTCCACCAACGGCTCCTATGTCGGGGCGGACGGCGTGTCTCTGTTGTCCGCCTCCCATCCGACGATGATCGGCACTCAGTCGAACGTCATCGCAGTGGCGGCGGACCTGTCGGAAGCCTCGCTTGAGGATCTGGTGATCCAGATCGGACAGGCGACCAATTCGCGCGGGCTGAAGATTGCGATCCGTCCTCGGTCCCTGGTGGTGCCTGTCCAGCTTCAGTTCGAGGCGGCGCGCATTCTGAGGTCGGCGCTTCAGAACGATACCGCGAACAATGCCATCAACGCCCTGAAGGCGATGGGCTCGTTCCCGGATGGGGTGAAGGTCAACAACTACCTGACCGACCCCGATGCGTTCTTCATCCGCACCGATGCGCCGGACGGCCTGAAGTTGTTCGAGCGCGAGGAAGTTGATTTCAGCCAGGACGGCGACTTCGACACCGACAACCTGAAGTACAAGGCCTATGAGCGCTACAGCACTGGCTGGAGCGATTGGCGCGGCCTGTACGGGTCGCCGGGCGCGTGACGAATTGGGCCGGCCTTCGGGTCGGCCCATCCTCTCATCGGAGTTGAGAAAATGGCGAGAACCAATCTTCGGGGCATACTGAACGTCACGGACGCCATTGAGGTCGATGGCGTTCCGATCGGTGGCGCCAGCGGTATTGTTGCCCCCACGGCCTCGGTGCGTGGCGGCGTTCTTCAGCAGCCGGCGTTCGGCAACATCGGCGGCGCGCCATCGCAGAAGAACTTCAACGATCTGTTGCAGGCACTTCGTGATGCCGGGGTGATCGCGGCCGCTTAACTGCGGATCGAAAGGAGCTGCTCATGGCTGGCCGGATCCAAAAAGATCTCTCGACGGTCCATAACGCGATCGACGTCACACCCAGCGATTCTACCGTCCTCCCGTCTGGGGTCCGGGCGTTGTGGATCGGCGTCGCCGGGGATGTCCGCGTGCGGTTCGCCGCCACCGGGAACATCGTTACCTACACCAATGTCCCCGCCGGGCGGCATCTGGTCCAGGTCAGTCAGGTACTCGCGGCCACAACGGCCGAAAATATTCTGGCGGAATATTGATGAAGTACGGCAGCCCCGTTCCTCAGGCGATTTGCGACGCGAGCGGCTTCAAGGTGCCGCTCTCCAATCTTGTCCGCCAATGGGACGGGGCGCTTGTCGATCGCCGTTTCGTTGATCGGCGCAATCCTCAGGATTTCGTGCGCGGGGTGCCCGATCGGCAAAATCTTCCGTACTCGCGCCCTGAATCGCCCGACGTCTTTATCGCGCCTGGAGATGTGAAACCGGAGGATCTGTGATGCTGGTCGGACGCGTCGAAGGTCGCGTGGTCGGTGACGAGTACCACATTCGGCAGGGTGGTCGCGTTCTCAAGGTTATCCCACTGGCAGAAGCTCGGCTTGATGAGAGGCTTGCCGCTACGATCAAGCGCAATGGATGGGGGCCAGCCCTATGACGGTTTCCACGTCGACCAGCTTCAGCATGTCGAAGAATCAGCTGATCCGCGAGGCTTTAGACATCGTCGGGGCGGGATCAGAGGGCGAGCCTGTATCCGCCGATATGTATCGGCGCGGATCAAATTCCCTCAATCTGATGATCCAGTCGTGGAACGCGATGGATGATCTCTGGCGCCGGACGCAGATCGAGGTCGCTCTGGTGGCGGGGCAAGCTGAGTATATCCTTGATGACCCTAAGCCCCTCCGCATCGCGGCTGGGCACCGGGTCGATGCGAGCGGCTATGAGACACCGATGACCGAATGGTCGCGGCAGGAGTATCTGGACCAGCCGAACAAAACACAGTCGTTGGCGACCCCGGTCAATTTCTACTACGACAATCAGCGTGACGAGGGCCGGCTCTATGTGTGGCCTGCGCCGTCTGCTCCGGTGGCCGCAAGGGTGACCGTGAAGCTCGACACGCTGCGGCCCTTCTTCATCATGGACATTTCCTCCGACACCCTGGATTTCCCCCAGGAGTGGCAGGAAACCGTGGTGATGAACCTCGCCAAGCGGTTGAAGATGAAATACCCCGTCAATGATCCATCGATCAGCGCGGAGATCACCGCCGCCGCCGATAGCCTGTTCGCCCGCCTCAAGGCTTGGGACAATGAACCGGTGTCCTTCTATCTCCAGCCTGAATGCCGGTGGGACAACAGATGAGGGCGCTGAAGCCCGCGCTTCAGTACAGCGAGGGGCGCTCGAAACCATGGAGCGGGTCGAAGCTCGTCAACTGCTTTGCGGAGAAAGGCGACGGCGATCAGGCAGCGGACTTTGCCGTCATGGCGGTCCCTGGGCTCGATCCCTTCTCGGAGGTTGGAACAGGCCCAATCCGCGGCGCTCACAAGATGGGCGCGCTGCTGTATGTGGTTTCGGGTGATGGGCTCTGGTCCGTATCTGAGGCCGGCACAATCTCTCATCTGGGCGTTGTCGCTGGCAATGAGCCGGTCCGCATGGACGACAACGGCACGCAGTTGGCCATCTGCGCCGCGCCGCGCGGCTATGTTCTATCTGGGGGCGTTCTCACCATCCCGCCGGACCTCCCTGAGGTATCTGACGTCGCCTACATCGACAGCTATATGGTCTGGACGATCGCTGATTCCGATCAGTGCATCTATTCCGCCATCAATGACGCATTGAGTTACGACTGGCTGGATATCTTCACGGCTGAAGGGTCTCCGGACGGGCTCAAGGGGCTCGTTAACAGCCACCGCGAGCTGCACCTGTTTGGCGCTGAGACTGTCGAGATTTTCTATAATGCGGGTGGCTCGGACAATGTCTTTGAGCGCCAGGGCAATGCGTTCATCGAGCGCGGATGCTTCGACAGGGACAGTATTATCAAGATCGACAACAGTCTGCATTTCCTCGGTGATGATCGCATCGTCTACCGGCTAGATGGGTATAGCCCGGTCAGGATATCGACCCACGCCATCGAGTTTCGCATTGCGAAGGCTGCCTGGGCGCGCGCGTTCACCTACACGCAGGAGGGGCATAAATTCTATGTCCTGAACACCGATGCAGGCTGCTTCGCCTATGACATGGCGACAGGCGCCTGGCATGAGCGCCGGAGCAACGGACACTCCAACTACCGCGTGGGCCGCGCTGTGGAGGCGTGGGGAAAGACCGTGATGGGCGACGCCTATGTCGGGAAGCTCTACACGCCCGACCTCGATCGGTATTCGGAAGATGGTGAGATGATCTCGATGGAGATCTCTCTGCCTGATCTGGAGGCGTCACGCGAACGGGTGACGATGTACGCGTTCGAGGTTTATTGCGAAACCGGAGTTGGCCTGAACGACGGGCAGGGCGCCGATCCCCAGATCATGTTGCGCTACTCCGACACCGGGGGGCGCACATGGTCTAACGAGCTGTGGCGGTCCCTGGGCGTTATCGGTGATTATCGCGCCCGTGCGATTTGGCGGTCGCTCGGTCAGTTTCGGACGCGCCAGATCAAGTTGACGATCACTGACCCGGTGCGGCGCTTTGTCATGGGCTACTTCGCGGACGTCCGCTGATGGCGTTCACGATCAATCCTCCGAACAGTCCGCTGGTGAACGCGCGAGGCGTCGTTGATCCGGTGTGGTATCGGTTTTTCGCCAATATTCAGCGCGTGTTGGGCGATGATGCGGTCGCGGAGATCCAGCAGGCGCCCATCCTGACCTGGCAGCCGACGACGGCACTCAGCAATGAGCGCGTGCTGATACCCGGCTACGGCATCGACCTGTCGCTTTCGGCGCCCGCCCTTACGGTCTCCCTTGAGCCGAGCGGCGTCGTGGCTGGGCCATATGGGTCTTCAACAGAGACTTTGCAGATCGAAGTGGATGGGGCAGGGCGGGTGGTCGCCGCCCAGAGCATCCCGTTGAGTAGCGACAATGTGGCTGAGGGCGGCTCCAACCTGTACTTTACGGACGCGAGGGCGAGGGGCGCGCTTAGCCAAGGCGTCGGCATCGCCTACGATCCAGCGACAGGGGGCATATCCCTCAGTGGCGTGGCGTTCGGAAACATTCGCACGGTTACATCGAATGCGGCGGTTAACGCATCCGACCAGACATTATTGGCCAATGCTACCGGAGGAGCGATCGTCATTGGGCTACCGGCCGCTGCATCGAGCGTGGGGCGATTGATTTGCGTTAAAAAGATCGATGCGAGCGCGAACACGGTCACGATCGACGGAAGCGGTGCTGAGACGATCGACGGGGCTGCTACTTATTCGATCAGC